GAGACGGATGCCCTTACCGTTCCACTCGGCCATCATCGCATCCAGGCGGCGCAGCGCCGTCTCCAGATCCTGCGGCTGGAGGTCGAACACATACGACGCCAGGCCGATCTCCTCGAAGGCCGCGGTCACGAACTGGCGCTTGCTGTAGGTCATATCGGGTCAGACGCTGCACGCAGCGCCTCGGTGATCTTGGTGAGCAGCCGCGCGTCCGTGGTACGCCCATCGAACTTGATGCCGAGCTCGGCGGCCTTCGCTTCCATCTCGACTCGCGTCGGCGGAACGTCGTCGACCACCTCACCGATGACGGCTTCGACCACGGGAGCCTGCTCGGCCAACTTGGCGCGGGCCTTGGCCAGCAGCCCAGCGGGCTTGCGGTTGTGCGCGAAGGCGCGATCACCGGCAGCGACCACGGCCGCCAGGATCGTGCTGTGCCAGCCCTCGGCCAGCAGTGCGTCGTACTCGGCCTGGCTGGCAGCGCCGCGGTAGCGGTAGCGCCCGCCCGACGAGTGCTGCGACGAGCCTGGGGCGCGGTAGACGAGGGTGGGGAATGCGGGCATGGTCACTTCTTCCCCTTCGGGTTCGGCCCCGGACCCTTGCTGGGCTTGCCGGCCTTGGCCGCGGCGGTGCGTGCCGTGTTGAGCGCGATGGCCACGGCTTGCTTCTGCGGCTTGCCCGACTTCATCTCCTTGGAGACGTTGGCCGAGATCGACTTCTGCGAGTAGCCCTTCTTCAGCGGCACGGTGCCCTCCTGATGTGAAAACGCGGGCGGCAGCTTCTCACCACCGCCCGCGCGTCATGCACAGCCCGCAGCGTCAGCCGATGCGGTAGCTGATGTACGACGTTGCCGAGTCCTTGCGCGTGCGGAACCGAGCCGGCGCACCGGTCGTACCCGCCGTAGCGGCAGCGCCGACGATGGTGTGCGAGCCGTTGAGCGTCACGGTCAGCGCGAACGCGGCCAGCGTGATGATCGACCAGTCGAACGAGTCGCCCACGGCCATGTTGGACGCAGCGTTCAGGTCTGCCACGGAGGGCAGTTGCACGTTGCGGCCGGTCGTCGGCGTGGCCGTCACGATGCCCGAGAGCAGCGCGGCAGCGGTGGCGACCATCGAGCCACCGTCAGCGATGTTGACCGGAGCGCCTTGGCGCTGCCAGTTGCCATCGTTGCCGACCACCGGGTCGGTGCCAGTCTCGAAGAACACCGGGAAGGCCCCGGCGTTGACGATGAGCGTGGCCCCGCTGGCGAAGGCAGCAGAGGTGTAGGTCGTGTTGACGACGGTCTGGATCAGGTCTTCCTGGTACGGGAAGTTGGGGAACCCGACCAGTTGCAGAACCGAAGCCTCGCCCTGGGTCTGGACGGTGATCTTCTGGCCGGCGGTCAGGACGACCGTGGCGGTGCCTTGCGGCGCGATGGTGGAATAGGACATAGCCTGTACCTTTCGATGTGGTTGCGACGCGGGCCGGTGTTACCCGGCCCGCTAGGTCATCAGGGGGTCTGACCGAACAGCAGGATGCCGCTCATCTCGGGCTGCTTGTTCACGACGCCGAACAGCGTGTCGAGGCGGTACTTCGTCTTCATGGTGTTGACGTCGTATTGCTTCTGCATCACGAGTTCGATGCCCTGGTCGGTCGTCGCGCGCATCACCGCAGCGCCGGCATCACCCGGCACAGCGTAGCGGCCCGGCAGCAACTCAAGCGCGTCCTTCTGCCAGAAGCAGTTGATCGGCGCGGCGTCCACGTTCAGGCGGTCCATCGTCGCGGAGCCGGCCGGAACCACGACGCAGTTCTGGTACTGCGCTTCGGCATCGCTGCCGCCCTGGTTGCTGATGATCGGCGGGGTGATGACCGAGGTCGTCGCCGACAGACGCTGGACGATGCGGAACGTCTTGAGTTCGCCCGTGTCGGCCTTCGTGATGTGGTGAACCGCGTTCACACCAGAGATCGTGATCGCGTCGCCCACGGCCAGTTCGGTCGTGACCGACGAGTGCGTGATCGTCTGGAAGCGGTTGTCCACGTTGGCCGACTCGCCCGTCGCGGCCACGCTGGTTGCCACCGGCACCCAGTAGTTCGCGGCAGCGGCTTGCGTGTCGATGGTCGGGTCCGAGCCGCCGGCCGCACGGATGCGGTTGGCGTAGTCGAACTTGTAGGTCATGAACCCGGCCACGTTGCCCACGAACCCGCGGCGATACGCTTCGTCGGAGATGTTGTTGCCGAACGAGCGGGTCGCCAGAGCCAGGTTGCCGGCCATGCCGTTGTAGTCGCGGCTCGACAGCGCCAGGTAGCGGTCGAACTGCTGCACGCCCTGCTCGTTCATCACGGTGTCGCACAGCGCCACGTCGTCGTAGGTGCCGGCAGCGCCAGTGGTGCGAACCACGAGCGAACCCAGACCAGCGGCCACGTTCATCACGGCGAGGTTGATGTCGGAGGCGAGCTTCTGCTTGGCGGCATCACCGAGGCGGCCTTCTTGCAGCGCGTCGCGCAGTTCCAGCGCGTCCATGATCCAGGGCACTGAGCGTTGGAAGCCCAGCGTCGCCGGCACGGCAAGCTGCGTGAAGGCGGTGAAGTTCAGCGTCTGGTCCATGCCCGGGAACGACTGGGCGATGTACGGCTGCGGACGCCAGATCACGTTGTTGGTGCGCTCCATCGTCGTACCGTCGGTGCGGTAGACGGAGACGTTGCGCGAAAGCACGAGAGCGTCGTTGAATCCTTCGAGGAGGTCTTCAAACGCGACGCGCTCTTCCTTGGAAAAGCTGTTGTTGGCCATGTTGGCTCCTGGGAACAGGTTGAGTGACTTGGTGCGGCGTGCGCCGCGCTTTGCTACTCAACCTGTTGGAGCCGGTCGGCCGCTCGTGTTCTGCGCCTGCCCGTGAGGTGGGCGAATCCAGATGCGGCCGAATGTACCACATCCGGCAATAGGTGCAACCCCTACTTGCCTTTGGCCCTCAGTTGCTGCTTGTACCGCAGCACCTTGGTCATGTCGCCGGTCTTCTCGGCCTCGGCGCGTAGGCGCTCCAGATTGCTGTCCACCGAGCCGCTGATCGGCGCGGAGCCGGTGACGACGCGAGGCGGGGCGGGAGGTTTCGGGCGGTTCGTGACCTTCAATTGAGCCTCCAGTTTGCCGGCCGCTGTTGCAAACCGGACGGGATCGGTGATGGCTGCGAGTTCCTTGGCGCGCTTGGGGTTCTTGCCCAGCGCGTAGACCACGAGTGCGGGGTTGTCCAGCCCTTGCAGCAGGATGCCTTGCTGCGTGACGTTGAACTGCTCCTGTACCAGCGCCTCGGCGTCGTCGTAGTCCTTGACCTTGAGTTCGGTCTTGGCCTTGGCGTAGCCCGAGAGCTTCTCCTGCCAGGACCTCTGCTGGTTCTCCTGCTCCTGCTGCACGCGCTGCTGCTCGGAGTCGTGCTTGCGCTTGCGGTCGAACCAGGCGGCCAGTTCGGACTCGAACTTGTCGGCGTCGTAGTCGCAGCCCTCCAAGGTGGGCTTCGTGCCGAGCGCCGGCGCGGATTGGGCCGGCTGCTGGGCGCGGACCTGTTCCTCGAGTTCCCGGTTGCGCTTGGCGAGTTCCCGGTGGCTCTTGCGCAGGTCACGTACCCAGTCGGGGGCGCGCTGCTCCTCCTCCTCGGGCGGCGGGGCGTCGTCCCCGATCTGCACGACGAGTTCGTCGGCGGCTTCGGGCTGCTCACCCTCCTGCTGGTCATCGACCTCGGGCTGCTCGTCCTGTTCGGGCGGCGGGGCCTCGGCTTCGATTTCCACGGCGGGGGCTTCGGTTTCGGTGCTCATGCGTTTCCTCTCGCCTGTTCAGGTCGGCGGTCACCCTGGCGCGCGGGGCGGGGCGCGCCTTCCCGTCAATGCACCGAGATGCCCAGCACCCCGAGCAGGTGCCGAGCCTCCATGTCCTCCAGCGCCATGAGCGCCTGTAGCGTGTCTTCCTCGTCCAGCAGGATCGAGCGCAGTTCTGCCGCCGCGGCGCGCAGTTCGCCGTCCTGCTGCGTCTGCGAGATCCGGTCAGCCTGCGCGGCTTGGAGCTTGGCGATCTCGCGCTGAAGGCTACGGATCTGGTCGAGCTCGCCCGTGTAGTCCACCAGCTTGCGCGCGATGCGCTGCGCCTGCGGGCGCTCGGAGTCGGCCATCGTGCGGCCGATGCGCCGCAGGTTCTCCTGCTCGAACTGCGCCAGGCTGGCCTCCAGCATGGCCCGCTCGCGCATCCATCCCTTCGTGCGCCGGCCGGCAGCAGCGCCAGATCCACCTCCCGCGGGCGGCACGGGCGGCGGAACCGGCCCGCCCCGCGACTGGAGCAGCGTCAGCAGCACGGGTTACAGCGTGCGCAGTTGGTCGAGCGTGGTCTGCGTCTGTGCGATGTCGATGTCCAGGCGCGTGACCTGCGCCAGATCGCCCACCGCTGCGGCAGAACCGCGGGCCGAGTTCAGCGCAGCGAGCCGCGCCTCCATGAGCCGGATCAGGTCTTCGACGCTCATACCAGCACCACCAGTTCTTGCGCGACCGTTGAGGCGTGCGCCTGAAGGAAAACGACATCGTAGGTGTCGGTTCCGTCAATCGCGGCGTAGCAGCACATTCGGTTGCCGACCCCCGCCACGCCAGTTTGCAGGAAGTCGGTTGGCACGTATGGACTCAGCACCCGATTCTGCACATCGAACCTGAAAATCTGGTTGACCGCGCTGGCGACGTACAGGTTCATGTAGAACATTCGCCCCTCGTTCTCGAACGGGGCATAGCCTCCACATGAGCCGGTAGCTGGAAATGCGCCAGGAGAACCGTCGTAGACCAGCGCGCCCGTCCATGCGCCCGTCGTGCCGCCTGCGATGTCCAGCACATCGAGCGTTGCCGCACCACCCCGGAAGAAGTAGCAGAACGACTGACGCGCATTGCGCCCAGCGTCGGGGCGGATGCCGAACGAAGGCATCCACATGCCGCCTGCCGCGTTGGCCGCAGGAGCCGAGCCGAAGTAGGTGGTGCTCCAGGCGTTCGCGGCGATGCTGTTCGTGCCGTTGTTGATCGTCGCGTCGGTGTAGTTGTAGGTGTAGACCGTCGTGGTCGCCGTCGAGCGCAGCAGCGCGAGGTTCGGCAATTCGATCACGTACTTGGCGCTCGCACTCGGCGTCACGGTCCAGGCCGTGCCCAGGAGATAGACCGGCGAGGGGCCTGCCGTGTGCGAGGCGATGATGCGCCGCTGGCCGACTGCCGTGACGTTCACGGTGTCTTCGACGATGCGGATCTGGAAGTTGCGGAACTCGTTGAGCGCGACCACCGCGTCGCCCAGCGTGGCCTGCCCGGTCAGGCTCGATGCACCCATGGCCGTCGCTGCCAAGGCGTAGCGCGCCACGACGCCCGTGTCATAGTTGTATGCGCCCTTAATCATCCCGTCGCCGGGGCTGGAATCGTAGGGGGTGTACTGCTCATCGAGCACCAGCAGGCTGCTGTCGGTGCCGATGGTGGCGGGTAGGCCGGTCGTGCTCAGGCCCGTGGACAGCGTATTGCTGGCGACCTCAAACGTGCGCCAGATGTTCGCCGCCGTGGTGCCCGCGCCCAGCATCATCACCCGGCCCGCGACGATCTCGTAGCGCGAGCCCGCGGCCGGAGTGAACCCGAACGCGGACAGCACCTGAATCGTGGGCGTCGTGCCAGCCGTGTTGCCGACGATGTACCGCTCGGCTGTCTTGCCCGAGCCGCCCGTGCCGTTGTCGATGATCCGGAGTTTGAAGCCGTACTCGCCCGAGCCGCCGCGGTTGGCGAGCATGTTCAGGCCCACGGCGGTCGGCAGCGCGGTCGTTAGAACCACGCTCGTCGTGGTAGCTCCTGCTGCGATGGTGCCCACCAGACCGAACGAAGGCGCGAAGGCCATCGCCACGCCAGCGCCGAACGTGCCCGCCAGCGCCGGGTTGAGCGTGAATGCTGACCCCTTGCTGACGATGTTGTAGCGGTTGAGGATCGCGTTGCTGACCAGTTGGTAGACGAACGGGTTGCGCGAGAGGTCGCTGCGCAGGTCCGACGCCACGCACGTTGCTGTTGCGTGCGCGTTGGGCAGCGGGGCGACCTGCGCCCACAGCATGCGGTCAATGACTTTTTTGAACGTGTTGGCCATGGGCGGTCCTCAAGTGATGCGGGCGCGCACGCACTGCGCCCAGGCTGTCCGGTTGGTGTCAAGCACGGTCATCCGCGCGTTGTAGCCGTCGTAGTTGTTGAGCGAGGTCACAGCGGTCACCGCTGCAACCGTCGTGACCGTCGTCACCGTGCCCGACTCCAGCACCGCCGTCACCCGCGCCCGTTGCAGCGACTTGTCGTAGCCCTGCGGCGCGTTGAGGTACTGGAGCAGCCGCGTGAGCAGCTGGTGCGCGGACTCGTCGTGGACCGGCAGCGGCACATCCTCGGTTATGCCCGAGATCACAACGTCGATCGGCGTCGCGCGCAGTTCAGCGTCCGTCAGACCACCCGTTACAACGTCGATTGGCGTCGGCGTCGTAATCGGCATCGGGTTCGCGTCCGACAGGTCAACCGCCACCCCGTCAGCACCGATGCCCAGCTTCACGCGCTGGTGCAGCACGCCTGCGATCTCGTCGGCCGCGACGACTGCGCCTGTGCCGGGGGTGTAGCCTACGTTGTCAGCCATCGCTTACTCCTCCGTCTCGATGCGGGCGATGCGGCCCTTCTCGCGCACCACGCGCTTGGGGCGGCTGATCGCCGCGATAGCCTTGTCGGTGTTGGCGCGGCTGGTGTCAGCGAACTGGCCCACGGCCTCGCTCATCTTGCCCACCGCGTCCCCGATCACGGCCACGCTCTGCCCGAGCCCCGCGACGGCCTCCTGCATGGCCTGGCTGGCCTGCACCATCGAGTCGTTGGCCTGGCGCTCGGCGCGTAGCTGCTCGATCTGGGTGTCGGTGCTCTCGACCTTGCGGCGGCGCATCTCGTTTTCCAGGCGCATGGCTTCGACCTCGAGCGATTCGCGCTCGGACATCGGGGGAGGGCCTGCATCCTGCACGCCCTGGCGCACCGCGCCGGCAACCGCGGCGGGCTGGCCGGACTCTCCGACCTTGGCCAGCGTCTCGACGGTCTTGGCCTGAGTGAGTTCGGCATCGGCAACCGTGGCCACCACATCGGCTCGAGCCTTGGCGGCCTTGGCCTGCGCCTCCTCTGCCGCGGCTTGCAAGAATATCGCGTTCGGGTCTTGCTGCTGGCCCTGCATCGCGGCGGCCATCTGCTGCGCCTCCTCCTCGGTCGGCTCACTGACGCCCATCTCGACCAGCTTCTTGCGGAAGAACTTCCGCAGATCGCCCAAGCCCTCGCCCTCTAGCTGCTGCATGGCCATCGCCTGAAGCACGGCCTTCGTCTGCTCGTCGGTCGTGATCGAGATCAGGTTCAGCAGCGCGCGCACCGTGGCCTGCCGCCGGCTGGCGCTGCTCGGGCCGACGTCTACCGCGACGTCCAGCTGCGCGCGGCTGAGGTCGTTCTCGTACTCAACCTCGCCCGACTCGCCCACCATTGGGCGCATGAGCTCGATGGACTCCATCTCGCCCGAGGCGCTGCCGATGGCCTTCATCTTCCGCCCCTGCTCGACGTAGATTTCCCGGGCCATGCCGAGCCATATCTCGCCGCCGCGGCGCACGGCCTTGGCCATGTTGCTCATGTACCCGAACGTTTTGAGGTCCAGCCGCTGCTGGATCATCTCGACGGCCTTGCCGCTGATGTTCGAGGTGACCTTCTCGGCCTCGGGCTGCTCGCCCAAGACGTCCTTCATGTCCTGCTCGACGATCTGCAGCAGCGCGGCCATCGCGGGCGGTACGTCTGGCGGCTCGGTGTAGCCCACCGGCCCGCCGATCTGCGTGCTGCCGTCAGCCGCCGTGACGGGGTCACGAGCAGGTACGGGTAATTGGCGATGTTGTCCTCGGACCACATCACCTGATGCCCAGCGATCTGCTCGGGCGTGAATATCGGCTTCCTGATCGGCGACAGCGCGGCGATCTCGCCCAGCTTGCTGCGCTGCATGTTGGCCAGACGCTGCGCGTCCTTGGCGAGCCGAACGTGCCCGCTGCACCGCTCCACGTTGTCAACGAACCAGCGTCGCCCGTAAACCGGGACAATCGGGATCGCGCGGCCAGCGATGTAGCCGTAATCCTCGAGGATGCGCGCGCCGTTCATCAGGTACTGCCTCACGCGGCGGCGCTTGAGGCGCTTCTGCCGTACCTCGCGGCTCCCGATAGCATCCAGCTGCGCCAGCACATCCTCGGTGAGCTCGTCCGGCGCGTACCGCTCCTCGGTGCCGTCCAGCGCCTGGAAGATCCGAATCGTCTCGGTCACCTCCTCGACGCGGTAGTGCTCCGCGACATAGACCACATCGGGCGTGAGCCAGTCGAATTCGGCCTGGTGAATCTCCTTGGGCCACGACGCCGGGTCGTCGTTGTACGTCTCCTTGTACGCGGAGTGCGTCATCGAGTACAGCACCCAGCAGCGGCGCGCGTCGGCCTTGTCCTGGCGCTTGGCCTCGAGGTCGAAGAACACGGACGAATCGGCGTCGAAGATCGGCTCGATCCTGATGCGCTGGCGGTCGTCGTCTGGGTCTTCGTCGTTCTCGTACACCGGGCGCAACCGAAACGCCCCGAAGCCTCCGCCTACGGCCTCCTCGAAGGCGTTGTCGTAGGCCTCCTCGGCCACGCTGTCCTGCTCGTCGGCGCGGAACAGGCCATCGCACGTTTCGGCCAGGGCGTCTGTCTTGCCGTCCTTGGCCAGGAAGTCCACCGTGATGCGGTTGTTCCGGTACTCGGCGAAGATCCGCTGGACGCTCAAGGCCACCTTGTTGACCTCGAATTTCGGGCGGTTCTCGTACTGCTGCCACAGCGGGCCTTCCCACTGCGCGCCGGAGATCGAGTAAAACCGGCGGTCTTGCAGGCACTGCAGCCGCTCGTCGCGCAGGGCCGACTGCACCGAATCGAACTCCGTCAACGCTTCGTAGTGGATCGCGGCCAGGCGCTCGGCAGTGCTGGGTCGTGCCATAGGGCGGCTCCCGATTGATTTTCAGGCGCGATTATGCTACCAGATGCCGGCTTGAGCAATCCTAGCGCCTGGCGCTCGAGTTCCAGCGGTTCGCGGTAGGCATGGGCGTGACCACCGGAGCGCGCGACGCGGCAGGCGCGGTCAACGCGGGGAACAGCGCCGCCAGCCCCCAGATCAGCGCGTCGGCCCGGTTCGGACTCGCGCCTCCCGTGTAGCCGATGGTCGAGAACGCGGTCAGTTCCTCCTCAAGCTCGGCGAACAGGCCGGCGTGGCGCACCTTGCCCTGCTCGTAGAGGCCGCTGAACGGCTCTGCTCGCACCGCCTTGCCGCGGCTGGCGGTCACGGCCTTGAACGGCGTGCGCGGGCGGGCCACGTTGATCGTCTGCTGAACCATCGCGCCGCCGTAGTTCGTCTCGGCCACGATCAGATCGCCCTCGTGGCGGTCGAACGCGCTCGCGGCCACGCGGCCCCAGGTCGCTGGCCCAGCCTTCACCGTGCAGTCCTCGAGCACGTAGGCGTTTCCGTCAACGCCCAGGCCCACCACGACGATGCCGATGGCGTCATTGTCGGCGTTCGCGTCGTCGCCGGCCCCGCTGGGGTCAACCGAGACAACCACGCGCAGGAGCTCGGGCAGCGCGCCGTCCATCACGCGCCATCGGTCGATGACCTCCTCGGGGAACAGCGCGTTGGGCGTGGCATCGGCGAACTTGCCCTCGAGGAACCGGGCGCGCATCCTGGCCGGCATCGCCTCCAGCTGCGCGATGTACTCGGGCGAGAGGTTGTCGCGGTTGTCGGCCGGGTTGATCTGGAACGAGTCGTAGTCGCTCGGGTTCGGCAGCGGGCGTTTCGTCTCAAGGTCTTGCTTCTGCACGAAGCGCCGGTACGTCCAGTGCGCCTTGCTGGGCGGGTTGCAGTCGTAGTAGGCGCGCAGCTTCAGCGGCACGGGCGGGCGTCCCTTGATCTCCGACTGCGCCTTCTGCGCCAGGCGCGTCAGCACCATGTCAACGGATGCGGCAGGGATCTGGCTGCACTCGTTGAAGTAGACCGTGGCGAACTCCAGGCCCAGCAGCTTCTCGGTGCGCTCCTTGTCGTCCACGCCGCCGAACACGATCTGCGAGCCGTTTTGGAGCGTGGCGATCAGGTCGGTCTTCTGCAGGTCGTACTGCACGCCCGGGAAGCACAGGCGCATCACCTTCGGGAACGTGTCGCCCACGATGCTGGCGCGCACGTGGTTCAGCCGGAAGCGGAAGATCGCGTGCCTCGAGTTCGGGGCCTTGAGCGCGCGCATCACCACGTTGCGGGTGAGCAGAAACGTCTTGCCGCTGCGCGAGCCGCCGAACAGCATCAGGTGCGTGGCGTCTCCGGCCAGCACTTCCTGCGCGGCCAGCTGGCGCGCGGTGAATGTGACGCTCACAGCTTCTCGTCTGTCGTGGCCGCGACGATCTGGATCGGCCCGCCGTTGGGGCCGTTGAGCTCCACGCGGTCGCCGTATTTCTTCGGGTGCCACTTGGCGAGGAGTTTCAGACGAGTTTCTATTTGGAGTTTCCGGTGGCCCAGCATATCGGCCTTGGTTATCTCGACGCCGCCGTCTGCCGATATTTTCTCGGTTTCACCGAGTATCGGAGTATTGGCAATATGCAGAGCCTGCTCGGCAATAACATCGGCACCAATATCTCGCGCACGCGCGTACGATGCCGCAAAGTCGGGGTGCGCCTCCAACCAGTTGTAAACATTCTGGTGCGAGATTCCATGATCTCGGCACCACTGAAACAGCGTCTCGCCGCTGGCGATCCACCTGCAGATGTCATCGGCCAAAGCCGGCGTGTACTTCGACTTCATGCCGAGCTCCCCGCCAACCAGAACAGCACCGCAGCCGCGACGACGCCCGCGAGCGGCCCGGCAACGGTCAGGATGATGGCACCGAAGGCCATCGAGGATGCGAGTCTGAGGTCTGGGTCTGGCATGGTTGGAGCCTCCGTGTTCGGATCATACCGCTGAAGCGGTTGGACAGCGATGTTGACTTTGTTGGACGTACGCGCGAATAAAAAGAACACGCACTCTTGATGGAAAAAGAGAGAGAAAACCAAGTTGTGTAGTTTGTTCTTACGCACACGTACAACATCGTCAACATTTGCCTAATTTTTGAGCACCTGTTGACTTTGTTGTCTCGTTTCTGCGTTGCCTGTGTTTCGTTCCAACATCTTCAACGCCCCAGCTCCCGCAGTCGCTCGCGCAGCCGTTCGCGCTTCTCGCGCTCCTTCTCGGCCAGGCCAGCGTAGTGCTCATGTGCGGCCGGATTGACGTCCCAGATCGTCGGCTGTCGTTTGCCGATGGCCTGCTGACCGGCTGCTGGAGTGATCCAGGCGAGCTCCTGAAGCGTTGCCAGCACGCGTGTCCTGACCCATTCTTGAAGGCCGCGCCACTGCTTGTAGGCCTGCACGATCTCGCGGTTTTCGATGCGCTCCAGCTGCTTGCTGAGGATGTGCCCCGCGATCCAGCGAACGTGCTCGAGGTGCGATTCCTGGCCCAGAACATCGGTGTAGTAGCTCAAGGCATGCGGTAGCAAATAGCCCCGCATCAGCCGCTCCACCCGCTCGGCTGTAGCGCCTGAGATCGCCTCGTTGTTCGGATGCCGGCCGCGCGATGCGCAGTCGATCACATGGAACGTGAGCGCCAGACGCGAGAATAGGCCGGGCCACTTTCCAATATGTGATTTAAGCCCGCCGGGTATCGACTCATACTCGGTCATTTCCTTGGCATATGCAAACACCCGCTCTCGGATAATATGCGCCTCCTCGCTCAATAATATCGGATTAGTGCCTGGCTGGATTCCATGCAGTTTGTCGATCAGCGCGTCATATTCGCGCTTGGCGTCGCTGTCTTCTGGGCGGTCCTGCTCGTTGCCGGCGTTGCGGCCCATGATGACCATGAACCGCTGCATCAGACCGTCGTCGCCCATCTGCGCGGCGATACGCCGGATCATGTCGGGCTGAATGCCGCCAACCATGCAGGCCGACCAGTTCGGGATGTGGATAGAGCCGCGCAGCACGCGATCAACCATGTGATGCCCGCCGTTGTACATCTCGAGCCAGTGCGCGCGATCCTTGCCGGCCCCTTTGCCCGCGTTGTAGGCGTCCATCGCGCCGAACCATCCGGTTAGCTCGTCCTGCACGCACAGCACGCCGCGCTCGTTGTGCTTGAGGATCTCGCTCATGGCCTCAACCGTGATGTCCTCAACGATCAGGCGCGACTTGATCGGCTCTGGTGGCGGCTCTGGCGGCGCTTCCTGGACGCGCTTGGCGGCGCGCTTGGCGTCTTGGTACTCCTCCATCCGGTGCGCGTGCGCGGCGCTGGCCTTGTCGTTCGCCTCGCAGAGCTCGCGGTTGATCTTTTTCAGGCGTGAGATAGCCCTGCGCAGAGAAGGAGACTTCCGCACCGATGGGGAGCCTACCACAGCGCACCACAGTCGAGCCGACTCACGCCAGCCTGTTTCATGGCGCTTAGGCTGCACCTCGATGCCGTCGTGGATCACCGCCGCGCAGGCCACGATGCTCGGCATGGCGATCATGCCGGCCGCCACCCCCATGAGCTCCGCCTGGTCAAAGGCGTGCGCCGCAATGGCCTCGGGCAGCATCTCGCGGTCAATCTCTGGCACCGGAGCATCGCCGAACACATCGACGGGCGGGCCTGAGAATTTCGCCGGCAGGCCGAGCCGTTCGACGGCCTCCTGCGATTGGTATGGCGGCGCGGTGATCTCGCCGGTTTCGGGGTCAACAGAGAGCGCCGCAGGCGGCTCCCAGACACTCGCCCGGGGCACCATCCACGCCTTCGCCTCGGCCCAGCTGCTGAACCCAGCATCAGCTGCGTCCCACCCGTCTAGCTGGCCCTGCGGGTCGATGACCTTCACCACCTTGCAGTGCGGGTGCAGCAGCCGGGCCAGGGCCTGCATCGACTCAATGCCGGGCGCATCAGCGTCAGGCCACAGCAGCACCGAACGGCCGTGGACGGGCCGCCAATCGGCCTTCTCAAGCGCCCGCGCGCCGCCGGGCCATGTCACCACAGCGTAGGGCTTGCAGACCTTCCTGGCGGCGTCCGCGGCCTTCTCGCCCTCCACAATGAGCACAGGTGCGTCGGGCTGCTCTGCGAGCTGCTGGAGGCCGTACAGCGGCCGAGGCGTCGGCCACTGACCCATGCCCCACTCGCTGCCGTCGTATGTCCACGGCACGATCTGCTTGCGCTGACCTTCGCGCTCGTATCGAGCGACATAGCCGAGCACCTCGCCGTTACCGTCGAGATAGGCCCAGCGCGCGACCGGCCTGCCGAAGATCGGATGCACACAGCCATGTTCGGAAACCGCCTCGGGAACTGGCGTCACCACCTGGCGCTTCGGTTCGAGCCCCGGTTCCGGCGCTCTAGCGTGGCCGTTCACGCGCGTAAGCCGCTCGTCGCCGCCCAGCTGCCGGAACGCCTCGCCCATGGGCAGGTCGTGAATCGCGGCGTAGAGTGATATCAGGTCGGTGCCGTGGTCGCCCGTCGCCCAATCTGCCCACTGGCCGGTCGCTAGTTTCACCGTGAGCGATTCGCCCTTTGCGCCAGACAGATCGCCGCAGACCCAAATGCCGCCGCGCTTGCGCCCACCGGGCAGCCACGACGCAAGCAGGGATTCAGCGGAGCCCAGCAGTTGACGGCCCAGGCCGTCGAAATCGAGGCCGGGCATGGTCAGGGCATCCGGTTGTGATCGATGTTCTCTCCTGGCTCGCCTGCAATCTCCCAAGCGATGTTCCAGGCCCGGATCTGCTCTGGCGTCGGCTTTTGGCCGTTCACCCACATCACCGACAGGTTTCCCTTGTGGTCGTGGATGCGCTCAATCAGCAGATCGGCTTGTTCGTGGGATATGCCGTAGACGCGGCAAAACGCTTCCAAGGCTCGCTCAAGGCGGCTGATGCGCCACCCTTCGGTCTCTGACCGATTTGCATCGATGATCACGATGATCTCCTTCGGGCACTACGGTTGCACCTCCCGGTGCGCCCCGCTGGCCGGCCCAAACAACCAGCGGGAAGGGTCAGTATACGCTCGCGTCAGAACGGAATATCGTCATCCATGCTGTCGAACCCCGTCCCGCTGGTCGGCTTCGCGGCAGCCCGCTCCCTGCGCTCCGCGATGGCCCGTGCGTCCTGTTCGGCCTGAGACGGACGCCTTGGTGCGGCCGGTGCCGGTGATGCCACGGGAGCCGGCGCAGGCGCATACGCCGGCTGGGCGTCCTTGGGCTGGACGGACAGGCTCATGTACTTCTGCCCGGCCAGTTTCGTGCCGTCGCGGCCGGTTTTGATCCAGGCTGACAGTTTGTAAACCTCGCCATTTATGCAGACGTCACCTCTGTAATCCGGCCTCGCTGGGTTATCTCCTTTGTCGTTTTTGAAAAGAGAACCAGACATATTTTTGTGCTCATAGTTGCTCATTTTGCTTACTCCTTCTTGTGAATTTGCGATCCGATGCAAATGGCAAGTGCTTCCAAGTTGTACCGACAATCGCGCTTTGTGTTGTTGCGTAGGACAGAC